TTGATACTGGCGAACAAACAGACACTAGCACAAGAATTCTTAAAAAAAGTTAAAGACTTTTTAGATCAGATACCTTATTGGGTTTGGGGTTTAAATGAAGGTAGTGATTACTTAGAGATAAATTCAAAGGGTCACCTTAAATTAAAATCTAATGGTTGTGAGATTAGAGCACTCGCCACATCTAAAGACGCATTAAGGGGTTTTACTCCAACATTTTTAGTTATGGATGAAGCTGCCTTTATTGATAATGGTTCTGAAGTATTTGGTGCTGCACTAGCCTCATTAGGTACAGGTGGTAAGATTGCATTAATATCTACACCAAATGGTATGGATCCACTATACTATAAAACCTACGATAAGTCTAAAACAGGTGATAATAACTTTAATTTAGTAGAGATGAAATGGTATCACGATGTTAGATACAATAGAGGACTTTATTGGGTTAGGGGTGAAGAGGAGGAAAAAGAAAAAATAATTTGTGATACGGTAGATAGGACTAAGTTAAGGTGGGAATATATGGATAATATATATGAAACTGATGAATCTACAATCGAATATTATGAAGTAATGATAAAAGATGGTTGGAAACCTTTATCTCCTTGGTACGATGAGATGGCGGCAGATATGGGTGACCCTAAAAAAATTGCACAAGAACTTGATGTTTCATTTATTGGTTCAGGTGGTAATGTTGTAGACGATGAGTATATTACGTATCATGAAGAAAATTTTGTAAAAGATCCTGAATTTGCTTCTGAGGTTGAGAAGAGTATGTGGATTTGGAAAGAACCTGAAGTGGGACATAAATACATTATGGGTGTTGATGTTAGTAGGGGAGATGGTAAAGATAGTTCTACCATAGTTATATTAGATTTTGAAAATTTAGAACAAGTTGCAGAATTTAAACATAAGTTACCACCAGATATATTAGCAGAAATAGTATATAAGTATGGTAATATGTATAATGCATATACCATAGTAGATATTACAGGTGGTATGGGTGTTGCAACAGTTTTAAAACTTTTGGAGATGGAATATAAACATCTCCACTATGATGACCCTAAGAGTAGAAAATTATCTGAAAAATACGCAAAAACTGTATATAAACAAGGTGATAAGGTACCTGGATTTAATGTAGGTAACACTAGGTTACAAATGGTTAGTGAATTAGAAGAACATATTAGAGAGAATAAAACTATTATACGTTCACAAAGAATGATTTCTGAACTTAAAACTTTTGTTTATAAAGGAGGTAGACCAGATCATATGGAAGGATATCATGATGATATTATTATGGCATATGCAATGGCAATATTTATAATACAAACTTCTTTTAAAAAATTAGAACACGTTGAGAAACAAACTAAGGCAATGTTAGACAGTTGGGTAAACACCACAAATAAATCTAATGACAAAATGTTTAGTGATAAACAACATACAAATCCTTTCTACACTAACACCCCAACATACGAACCAAAACAAGGTAATAATGGTAATAATGATAACGGAGAATACAATTGGTTATTTGGAATTAAATAGTATTTAGTTTTTCTATATATTTATTATAATAGTAACAAAGTATATAAAAAGAAAATGGCAAGAAAAACAGTATTTCAACAATTAAACGACTTATTTGGACCCGAAGTAAAGAGTCAACAAAATAAGTCTAGATATTCTATAAACGATAAAGAACTCCTTAAAACTAAATCTAAGGAAGAATATGACTATGAGAAGTTAAAAAGACAACAAGACGCTTATCTAGCTAATCAATGGAAAAAAGTAGATAATGAAATCTACCAACACTCTATATATTATGAAACAACAAGATTGGCATCTTATGCAGATTTTGAGGGTATGGAGTTTTTTCCTGAAATTGCAGCAGCTTTAGATATAATGATGGAAGAATCAACCACATTAAATTCAGATAATAAAGTAATAAATATATTTTCTGAAAGTAGAAGAGTAAGAAGAATATTAGATGATTTATTTTTTAATAGATTAGATATACATACATCATTACCAATGTGGACTAGAAATGTTTGTAAATACGGTGATGATTTTTTGTATTTAAGTATTGATAGTGATGATGGTATTACAAGTGTAAAACAATTACCTAATATTGAAATTAGTAGAAAAGAAAATGCGGGATTTGGTGAAAATTCGATGAATGCAGACACTGACAAATTTAACCCTGTTAAATTTATTTGGGGACAAAGAGATATTGAGTTTAATGCTTGGCAAATTGCACATTTTAGGTTATTAGGTGATGATAGGAGATTACCATATGGTACTTCTATGTTAGAAAAGGCTAGACGTATATGGAAACAATTACTACTTTCTGAAGATGCTATGTTGATATATAGAGTTACAAGAGCACCAGAAAGAAGGATATTTAAAATATTTGTTGGTAATATTGACGAACAAGATGTACCATCTTATGTAAATAAGATTGCAGATAATTTTAAAAGAAGTCCAGTTATTGATCAGAACACAGGACAGATAGATACTAGATATAATCAAATGGCACAAGATCAAGACTATTTCATACCAGTTAGAGATGCTAGTGCACCATCACCAATAGAAACATTACCAGGTGCGACTAATCTATCTGAGATTGCAGATATACAATATTTACAGAAAAAGTTATTCACTGCACTTAGAGTACCAAAACCATTTTTAGGTTTTGAGGAAGCAAACGGGGAAGGTAAAAATTTAGCATTACAAGATATTAGATTCGCTAGGACAATTAATAGAATCCAACAAGCAATGCTACAAGAATTGAATAAAATTGCAATAATACACTTATATATTTTAGGGTTGGAGGATGAACTAGAAAATTTCACTTTAACACTAAATAACCCCTCAACACAGGCAGAGATGTTAAAGATAGAACAAACTCAGTTAAAGGTAACACTATATAAAGACGCAGTTTCTGATGCGGGTAATGGATTCGGATCAATGTCTATGACAAGGGCTAGAAAAGAAATATTAGGTATGTCTGAAGAAGATATTAGGAATGACTTAGAACAACAGAGGTTAGAAAAAGCTGCAGCAGCAGAGATGGAACAAACCGCAACTATAATTAAGAAAACAGGTATATTCGATAGAGTAGACAAACTTTATGGTGACTTCTCCACATTAACAGGTGGTGCATCTACAGAAGGTGGTGATTCAGGTGGTGACACTGGTGGTGACACTGGTGGTGAAATGGCTGGATTTGGTGGTGATTCAGGTGGCTTAGAATCTGCAGCGGATAGTTTAGCGGGTGGTGAAGCTGCAGCAGCAGAAACTGAAACCGCAGTAGAATCTACAAAAGACAAAAAAGATAATCTTTTATTAGAACAAGAAAGAAGAAAATACGAAGAAAAAGTTAAAAAATATCAAGGTTTATATTTAAATAGACTTATGGAAAGTTTAGATAAAAATGAAAAAGTTTTTAACTTAGATGATGTAGAAAAAGATACGGAAATATTAAATTCTAAGATTAGTGATATTACAAAAGAAATTGATAATTTAACAAAATAGAACTTTTTTATAAATTCATAATATTTATATATAAAAAAGAATATGAGCAATTTCGGTAATATAAAAGACACCTTTAAAAATATAGTTATAGAATCTGTAATTAAAAAAAATGATAAGGGTAAAAAACTTTTTTCTAAGTTTTTAAAAACAATCAAAGAAAACGAAACATTAAAGGATCAGTACCTAATTTATAGTAATTTACAGAATACTAAATTCGATGATTCTGTTGAGGCGAGAGAGTATGTTAAAGAAAACATTTCTCTGTTAAAGTCTTTAAATGAAACACATATTGAGAGGGGTAACGAATTCTTTTTAAAATTACTTAAAGGTAATGAAATTGTGAAAGAAAATGATTCTTTTTATAAGGACGTACTTTATTTAGTAAACGAAGAAAAAACACCTTCTAATATTAATAAGATAAATGAATCTATTAATAACATTATTAAAGTAATGTTAGAAAAAGATGAGACTGAAGAAGTTGTTATGGAAAGTATTGATTTACCACCTAGTGTATTAACAAAATTGGCAGTAAATAAATTCAATTCAAAATACTCAGATATTACAGAATCAGAAAAAGAAATTATTAAGACAGTTCTTAATGGTAGTAACGAAGACAAAGAAGAAACATTTAATAAATTAAAAAGAGAGTGTATTAACACTATCGATAATAAATTAAATGAGTCTTCTGATTTAGATTTAAAAGATAAACTTTTAAAAGTTAAAGATAAATTACTAAACACTAATTTTAGTTTAGACAATTTTAATTCGGATATAGGTAAGATTTATGATTTAAATGAATCTATATAATAATAATAATAATAATAGTAATAATAGAAAAAATGAAAATTAAAAAAAATGGAAAAATCGTAAATCTTACAGAAGCAGATTTACGTAGAATTGTTAAAAGAACGTTAAATGAAAGTACAGGTGAAGATTTCGAAATGACAGTTTCTTACACTGACGCAAAAGGTAATGAAATTAAATTTAGAAATTTTACTGACATAAATAACGCAATGAAAGACGGTAAAATTGATAAGAGCCAATTAAAAGAATTATTCTCTGACAAGTTACCTGCAGGTTGGGCATCTTTTGTTGATAATTTTTGTAAATAAAAATAATTCTTAAAA